AGGCCGGCGTCGGTGGCCGACTCCAAGCTGACGTTCAGCGTGGCATCGCTGCTGGTGTCGGTGATGGCCACCGCGGTGGTGACCACCAGGTAGACGTCCTCGCCTTGGCCGAAGTCAATCAACGTGTTGCCACCGGCGATGTTCGTGCCGCCGCCGACGGCGGCCTGCAAGTCCATCACGTTGGCAGAGATGGCGGTCGACGTGACCGCTTGGGCGTCCGAGAACTCGGATTGAGTGTCGAGAATCATGTGAGGATCTCCTAGAAGGTTGGCGTGAGACCAGGCCCGAAGGCCTGGTGCTCAATCAGGTCAGCGCGGACTCGGTTTCGAGCAGGCGGTCCACGGTGCGAACCGGGATGCCCAGCACACGAACGGTGCCGCCAGTGGACACGAAGCCGGCCTCGACCTTGCCGTACTGCTGGAAGGCATCCTGGATCGACAGCACACCCTGGCTCTTGTCCAGCGCGCCGACGGCCAGCATTTCCTTCACGGTGCGGCTGGCGTAGAACACCGGGGTGCCCATGCCCATGAACGGGATGCGAGCCAGCGCCTTGACCATCAGCTTCGGCAACCACGTCGCGGTGGTGTTCGCCTGCGTGCCCGATTGACCCAGCAGGTCGCTCACCGAGATGTTGCAGATGCGGACGACGTAACGCCAGTCCTTCACGTGGATGCCGCACTTCCACTGCCAGCGGTCGGCGTACGCGCGGTAGCGGTTGTTGCTGCCGTCGAACGCGTCGATCTCGCCCAGATTGTCGTGCTGGAGGCCAGCCTTCGAACCCTTCGGGAAGATGCCCGTGATGGTGTTCTTGCCCCACAGGACCAGCCACACCGAGGTGCAGTTGCCCGAACCGCCAGCCGAGATGACGTTTTTCGCCACTTCGGAGGTGACGGTGCTGATCGTGTTGTAGCGCACGGCCAGGCCGTTGAAGCGCTCGGGGTTCAGCGACGAGTCGCCATAGATGACAGCGTCAGCCATCGTCTGGTTCATCGCCTCCAGGAACGCCTGGGCTTCCGACAGGCGGAAGTCGTTGGTGTTGCCGTTCAGATCGGCCAGGTCCTTGTCGACCTCGGCACGGGTCTCCAGCATGCCGACGCTGTCTTCGACGGTCGCACGCAGGGATTTGCTGGCCGGCACACCCTGGTACAGCTTGCGCCAGATGGCGGTCGGCAGACCGGTGCGGATCGCGGCGCGGTGGCCGGTCGGCAGGTTGGATTCAATGAAGGGCATGTCCAGCAGGATCTCGTTGCTCTGGTTGAGCAACTCGACCACGGCTGCGGTCTTGCCTTCGGGGTCGATGGACTTGGCCCAGTCGAGCAGAGTGACTGCGCCGGCCTTGGTAGAGAGGGTTGCCATTTTTCAGGTCCTTTGGTCAGGTTTTGGTCGGGGTTCCGTAGAGGATGTCGGCTGTGTCTCGGGCGGCGTTTGAGCCGTTGCCCTTGCCCACAATCGTGTCCTCGCTGATCTGCCTGCCGATCTTCAGCAGCAACCGAACCACCTCGGGATGGTTGCCCAGCCCGCTGCTGTTCAGCACCGCCTTCAGCTCGGGCGTGCCGAAGGTCTCCACGGTCTTCTGGGCGATGGCAAGGTTCTCGTCTTTGCCGAGTTCCTTGTCTGCCTTCGTTGCCTCGGCCCATCCGCTGACCGTCTTCTGGAACTCGTCGGCCCGGGCTTGCTCACGTGCAGTGGCAATGTCCAGAATCCGTTGAGCGCCATCCTTGGGCAGCTTCAGTTCTTTGGCGACCGTCTTGAACGCGTCCACCTCGCCATCAGCGAACTGGACTCCTTCGGGCAGGTTGAACTCGTAGACGACTTCGGCCTCGGCGCCAGGTGCAGGCGGGTCGGTCGGTTTCGTGTCCGGGGTCGTGTTGCCCTCGCTGCCGTTCGGCAGTTGTGCTTGCGGTTCCCCGGCGTCGTTGTTGCCTGTGCCGGTTGCCTGCGTGTCACTCATTGCGTGCGAACTCTTTCAGGAGTTTGAAGTACGCGTCAGGGCTGGCATCAAGAACCTCAGCTTCGAGCCACAAGCCCACGTTCTGTGCGCCTGCGTTGAACGACATCTGCGACCCGCTCGTGTGGAACGGTGTGCGGCGGATGCCGGTCTTCTCGAACAGCCTGGTGACGATGCGTCGTCCTTGCGCGTGTCCCATCAACCACTTGAGGTCTTCGACCTGCTGCTTCTCCCCGAGGTTCGCCTTGGCCGTCAGTTCGGCCGCAGAGTCGTCTGGCAGTAGCGCGTCGGTCGGATCACTCATGTGCAGCCTGCATTCTGTTTGCGTCAGCAAGTGGCAGGGGTACACGGTCAGCTGCGGCGGCGGCGGCGAAAGAGGACCAGCAGGCCGCCGACGGCTGGCGTCGGTGGGGGCGTGCCCGCGGTGCCTCGCAGCAGGAGGAGCAGCATGGTCAGCTCAGTTGTTCAGGTAGTTGTACTGGACGTTCGTGATCGTGAAGCTCGGGCTTGTGCCCCCGATCGTCCACACCGTGCGCCAGGTGCGGGGCATGACCTGGCTGGCCGCCGCGGTGGTGCCGGTGGTGGCGACGCCTGCCGTCGCGGTCACGCCCGGGTAGACCGTGATGCCGTAGAGGCCAGTGGCGTTCAGGGTCGCGGTGGTGGCGCCGGGGATGTCGTACCAGCTGGTGCCGCCGTCGACAGAACCCTGCAGTTTGAGCACAAGCGTGGGCACGGTGCCTGTGACCGCGCCCAGGTTTAGCAAGACCTGCACACCCTTGTTGCCCACGTTGGTCAGGGTCGCGCCGTTGCCTGTGGCCACCTTCGCGCCAGTGTCGCCCGTGGTCAGGTTGGTCGACATGCCCCGGGCTCGGTCCCAGGTCGTTCCGTTGAACAGCAGGCTCGTCGCGTCCACCTTGGTGACGGTCGGATTCGCCAGTGCGTCGGCCGATGCCGCCGCAGTTGGGTAACCAGTCACGCCCACCGTGCCGCTCACCGGCTGCGTGGTGGGTGCCGGCAACGGGTGGGCTGTTTGGCTGACCGACGCCGCCAGAGTTGTGGTGCCCGCCGTGGTGGCCACGCCCAGGCGCACGCGCAGGAATGCGGCACCGTTGGTGGGGATGTTCCACATGCCAGCGGCCGTGCTCGTCACGACGCCCGCGCCGCCGCCGATGGGGTATCCAGGCTGCGCGGTGCCGATCTGGGTCAGGTCGTTGGTCAGGAAGAAGTCCAGGCGGCCCGTGGTGCCGATGGACACGGCTTGCAGGTTCACCGTGCGCGCCTGGCTGCAGTCGATGATCAGAAGGTCCGTGTTGATGGCGATAACGCCGGCGACGCTGTACGTGGTCCGCTGCACCGGCGCCGGGGCCGCGACAACCGCCTCTGCCTCAGACAGCAGACCCACTTCCAGCTTGTTGTGGTTCTTCACCGTGTCGTAGTCGATCACGATGTTGGTGTTGCTGGCCGGCGTGGTGCCGTTGACCACGCGCACGGTGCTGGTCAGCAGGTCACCGGGGCCCGGCATGGCACGGTAATGGGTGGCCACCAGCACGCCGTCGATCAGGAAGTTGACGCGGTCGCCCAGCACCTCGGGGCGAAAGCGCCTGAGGGTTGCGGTGGTGGCGCCATTGGGGATGCTGACCGTCGTCTCTTCGGTCTCGGCTGCGCTGGGCGCGCCGGTGGGGTTGCGCGCGCTTTGGCACTTGACGGTGGTATTGACGGTGCCGTCAAGCGCGAACCATGCGAACCAGTAAGGTGTGGTCGGGTGGAGTTCGTCGTAGAACCCGACGTAGATGGTCTGGTTGGCGATGCGCTGGGACACGCTCACGCCGGCCTGCTTGACCAGCGGCAGCCAGTCCACGTCGCGCTCGACCTCGCTGACAGCACCGGACGTGGTGCCTGCGGCAATGGTGCATTGCCCGCTGGCCACGCTGATGGTGGCACCCGCGCCCGTCACCGGCTTGACGATGGCGCGGCTGGCAGCGCCCGTGCCACCCGTGCCGTTGTAGCTGGCCACCAGGGTGAGTGAGGTTTCGCCCTCCAGGCTTTCCACCTGCATCCAGGCCGACTCGGCGTCAGCGTTCAGCTTGACATAGTCACCGCATCGCAGATCGCTGGTGCTGACAAAGCCCGTGCCAGTGACAGTCCTGCTGCCGTTGGTGAAGGTGGCGGTGCCAAGGCTTACGGCCAGGCTGGCGTTGCTGAAGTTGACCCGGTAGCCCAGTTCGTCGGTAAGCACTTGCGCGCGGGCCACCAGGTTGCCGTCGGGGTCGGTGCGCAGCGCGCCGCCTTGGCCTACGCCGCTGGACACGTCGAAGCCGGGCTGGTAGTGCGTGCCCTCGGTGACGATGTCGGTCGGGATCGGGTTAGCCGACGAGACCGGCGTGGCCGACCCGTCGGCGCCGAACGCCAGCTTGGCGATCTGGAAGTGCCGGCCCCCGACCTCGTCGGTCGCAACGACAGCGCCGTCGCCTGGCAGCGTGACGTCGTCAGCCACGCGTCAACCCAGCAGCTTCGCGGCGCTGGCCTTCGCGGCGGCCAGGCGGGTCTCCAGGCCCTTGACCTCGGTGGCGATGGCATCGCGCGCCTTGGCGGCCTCGGCCGTCTTCACGTCCGCTTGCTTCACCTTCTTGGTGGCCTGGTCCTCGCGCTCCTTGGCGGCAGCTTCGGTGGCGTCGGCCAGGCGCTGGGCCTCGACTCGCGCGGCGCGCGTGATCTCGGCTGCGTTGGCAGTCGCCTCGTTGACCAAGGTGCTGGCCTTCGCTGCCGCGTTGCCCGCGTGGGCCTCGGCGTCGGCCAGGGCCTTGCGCGCGCTTTCGATCTGGGGCTGCAGCTCGGCCAGAACACGCTGCGCTTCAGCAGTGCGTTGCTCGATCAGGCCCGCGGCATCGAGCGCCTGGGCCACCTCTTCAAAGGCGCGGAAGCCCCGCAGCAGTCGGCGCGCTTCGTCAGCGGCCTGCAAGAAACTGGTGGACATGCGTCACTCCTTCAGGAACAGGTGCACGTTGAGCGAGGGGGTCGTGCCACCGACCACGACCGGGCGCACGTAGCGGGTGGCCTCGGCCACCAGTTCGATCTTGGCGCTGGTGATGTAGAGCAGGTTGCCTTGGGGGTCGGTCAGGACCGCCCAGTCGGTGCCGTTGTTGCTGCCTTCGAGCGCCAGCGTGGCGCCGCCGAAGGTGCCCACGACCTGGACCGACCGGTCGCTGTACTGAGCGTGCTCAACCGGCGCGCCGTCGTCACCGGCGCCCAGCGCCAGCCAGTTGACCACGAGGCTGCGGCTGTTGCCGGTGGCGGTGTTCGTCGAGTTGATCGTGCTCATGGCGGACCTCTGTCAAGTAGCAGGATTGTTTTCTGCAGGGGCGGTGGCAGGGTTACGTGCTCAGAAGAGCACGACCAGTTCGCCGTTCGCGCGCAGGCCCACGCGCGGCCCGATGCGCCGGCCTGTGGGGCTCGCACTCACAGTGGCGCCAACGAACTCACCCGACAACAGGAAACTGTCCAACGCCAGCGTGCCGCCCAGGCCTTCCCCGATCACAAGGGTGATCGTGCCGGTGCCGTACAGGACGCCGTTCTTGTAGGCCCCGTAGG